GATAATTTTCAATCAGATAAAGATTCCAGAGGTGAGTGGGAATCTATGTTTGAAAGAGGTTTTGATTTATTAGGATTAAAACTAGAAGATGCTAGTGAACCTTTTGAAGGTGCATGTACAGCAGTTCATCCCTTACTAATAGAATCTGCAGTAAAATTCCAAGCAAAAGCTTCACAAGAATTATTTCCATCTGGTGGTCCTGTTAAAGCACAACTACTAGGAAATCAATCTGTTCAAAAACAAGAACAAGCTAATCGTGTTCAAAACTTTATGAACTATCAATTAACAGAACAGATGCCAGAATACTTTGATGAGTTTGAAAGAATGCTTTTTCATTTACCATTAATAGGTTCTGCCTTTAAAAAAGTTTATTATGATGAAAATTTAAAAAGACCTGTATCAGAATTTATTCCTATAGATCAATTCTATGTATCTTACTATGCATCTGATTTACGTAAAGCTGATAGATATACACATATAATTTATAAAAATCCTATTGATATGCAAAGAGATTTAGATTCTGGAATTTATTCAGATGTAGAATTACCAGAAGCAAGTAATCCAACACCGACTTCTTTTGCATCTAAAATGGATACAATATTAGGTTTATCTCCTACAGCAGATTCTGATCCACAATATGTTTTACTAGAACAACATGTTCAATTAGATATTCCTGATTCTGAAACAGAAGAAGGAGAATATGCTCCGTATATTATAACAGTTGAACAACAATCAAGACAGATACTAAGTATTCGTAGAAATTATAAATCTGATGATCCACAAAAAGAAAAACGAATCCACTTTGTACACTATAGATTCGTTCCTGGATTTGGATTTTATGGGCTTGGGCTTATACACTTCTTAGGTAATTTAACTATGACAGCTACTGCAGCAATGCGTAACCTCGTAGATGCTGGACAGTTCTCAAATTTACCAGGAGGTTTTAAGGCTAAAGGAGTAAGAATGGTTGGCGATAACGACCCAATTGCTCCAGGTGAGTTCAAGGAGGTTGAAGCAACTGGTATAGATCTCTCAAAGGCTATTATCCCTCTCCCTTATAAAGAGCCTTCCCAAACTCTATACAACATGCTTCAATTTGTAACTGCTGCTGGTCAGAAGTTTGCAGACAGTACAGAACAAGTTGTATCTGATGCTGCCTCCTATGGACCTGTTGGAACTACTATGGCTTTACTTGAAGCATCTAGTAAATTCTTTTCAGCAATTCATAAACGACTTCACAAAGCTCAACGCAATGAATTTAAAATTCTTGCACAAATAGATTATGATTATTTACCTACAGAATATCCTTATGATGTTCCAAATGAAAGTAGAAGTATTTTCAAAAAAGACTTTGATGGAACTGTAGATGTTATACCAGTAAGTGATCCAAATATACCAAGTAATGCCCATAGAATGATGTTAGCTAATATGGCTTTACAGATGGCACAACAATCACCTCCTGGTATGTTTAACCTAGAAGCATTAAATAGAACAATACTTAATGCTGCTAATATGCCTAACATGGAAGAGATTTTACCACCAGAACCAAAACCAAAACCTATGGACCCTGTATCAGATATTATGGCTGCAACAAAAGGTTTACCAATTGCAGCATTTCCTGGACAAAACCATGATGCACATATACAAGTAAAGATGGCATACTTACAAGATCCTATGAATGGTGCTAATCCTATTATGCAACGATTACGTCCAGTTCTTGAAGCTAATGTACAAGAACATTCAATAATGAAATATCAAGAACAAATGAGTGGAGTAACTGGAGTAATGGTAGAACAGTTACCACCAGAACAACGTAATCCATCAACTATTGAAACTGTTATGGCTGCTGCAGCTAAAGATGTTCTTAATGCTAATATGGCAGCAGGTCAAGCACAATCACCTGAACAACAAATGGTTGCATTAGAACAAGCACGAGTAGAAGTAGAAAAAGAAAAATTAAAACTTAATGCTGTAAAAGAAAATGCTGAGATGGCATTAGATATGCAAGAACTTGAATTAAAACGTCAACAACAAATGATTGATGCTCAAACAGCAGGTATTAATATATCATCAAGAATGAAAAAGGGTGATGCTGATAGAGTAAGTAGAGAAGCTTTAAAACAATTAGATGTTATGGCTAAGATGGCTATTGAAGAAGAAAAGATTCAATTAGAACAACAAAAACTTTTAAATCAATCAGCAGTTAAACAAGCTGAGATAGAATTAAAAGGACAACAAGTACATTTAAAAGGTTTACAAGATATTGATAAATCTGAAAAACAAACTGAAAAAGATGAAGCACAATTAACATTACAGTTAATGGAACAAATGAATAACATAACTAATAAAGAGGAGAAATAATATGCCACAATATGGAAAAGTACATTATCCAAATGACGGAGCAGGATCAGCTCAATTACAGAAAGGTTCTAATTACGTTAAAGGAGATAATGCTACTAATAAATTTGGTACAAATAATCATGTTTCTAAAGGTAGAGATACATTTGGAGATTTTGTAAAAAAATCTTTAGATGATGGTGCTACTGGAAAAAGGAAAACTAGAGTTTTAAGAGAAGACCCTGATTCTTTAACTAACTATTAATTTTAACTAGGGATTTTTATAGCTTATCGACTGCCCTAGCAGACAAGCCAAGACGATAAGTTTAATTTTTTCTAAGGAGGAAAAACATGGCAAACACAACTTTTAATGGAGCAGTACGTTCTGAAAATGGATTTAAACAGATTAGTATAAATTCATCTACAAATGTTGCTACCGATAACTTTACTGTTGATTCTAGTGGTAATGTTTCTGGTACTGGTACAATGAAGATGACTGGTGCAACAAATCTTTTATCAGATTATGAATCAATTACAGCAGCTACTAAAACAATAACTTCTGCTGATTCTGGTACTATTTATGGTTTTAATAGAGCAGCAGGTATTGTTGTAACATTACCAACACCTGCAGCAGGTATTACATATACTTTTTTTGTAGAAACTACCTTTTCAGGTGCAGGTCAAATTAAAACTGCAACAACTGATGGAACAGATGGTTTCTTAGGAACTGCTGTCGTATATGATGCAGGAGTAGCTAGTGACAACCAAAGCTTTAACCCAGCAGCATCCAATGATGTTATTGATCTTGGATCTATTGAACAGGGTTGGTTAACAGGTGGTTGGATTAGACTTACAGGAACAAACACAACAACATGGTTTGTTGAAGCATTCTTGATGGGTGATGCAACTTTAGCAACACCATTTACAGATAGTTAAAATTAATAACCAATATTGGGTGGTATGTATTTACTGCCCAATATTATTTTAGAAGGAATATAATATGTGGAAAACACCTAATATAAAAGAAGTATCTGTTGGATTAGAGATTAACTGCTACGCATGTGCAGAACTTTAATTAAATGGATATATGGGATGAAGTAGTAGGAGTTTATAATGAGGAGATTCAGAATTTAAAAAATCAATTAGGTTCAGGATCAGTAGAAGATCATTTCCATTATAGACAAGTTGTTGGTTCTATTCATGGCATAGAATGGGCTAGACATAATTTAAAAGATATACTTAAAAAACGAACTTATGCTGAAGAGGATGGTGACTAATGCAAGGAGTAGCTTTAGAAAAAAGTATAAAAAATGATTTATGGATTACAGATGATGATAAAAAAGATCCAAGAGTTCTACCAGAACTTCCAGGATATCATATTCTAATAAGACCCATAAGTATTAAATCAGAAACAAAAGGAGGAATCCTTTTACCTGATTCAACAAGAGAAGATATATCATATTTAACAACTGTTGGAAGAGTATTAAAACTTGGAGAGTTAGCATACCAAGATCAAGATAAATTTCCAGATGGTGCATGGTGTAAGAAAAATGATTACATTGCCTATGGTAAACATGTTGGACAAAAACTATTTTATAAAGGAGTAAGGTTTTTATTATTATTTGATGATCAAGTAATTATGAAAGTTGAAGATCCTACAGATTTAGATCCAACATTTAATTTAACAAAAGGTTCATTTTAAACTTGCATTATAGTAAAAAGTATGGTATAATATAAGTAATAACAATAATACGTAATACGTTTGTGTCGTATACAGCGGAGGATAACATGGCAGATAAAGAAGAATGGAATGAAGTAGAAGTTCCAGAAATAGAAAATAAAGAAGAAAAAGTTCAATATGAAGTAGAAGGTGAACAACAAGAAGAAGTTCAAGCTTCTAAAGAACCAGAAGTAAAAAAGAAAGAACCAGAAGTACAAGAAGAAAATCCTGAAGAATTAAAAGGTATTGAAACTGAAGGTGCTCAAAAAAGAATAAGACATCTTATTCGTCAAAGAAAAGAACGAGATGAACAAATTCAAAATTTAATTAGAGCAAATGAAACATTAAAATATCAATCTACTGCAGAAAGAAATAATTTTAATAAAGTTAGTAAGTTAAATTTAGAAGCAACTGAAAAACAATTAAATGATAAAGTTGACTTAGCTAGAAATTCTTACTTAGAAGCTTTTGAGAGTCAAGATAAAGAAAGACTTTTAAAATCTCAAGAATCTTTAAATGAAGCTCAAGCAGATTTAAAACATTTACATATAACAAAACAACAGTTTCCAGATGAAACCCAACAACCAGTACAGCCTCAAGTAGTACCACAACAACAGATACAACCTACTCCAGATCCAAGAGCACAAGATTGGGCTGAACAAAATGAATGGTTTGGAAAAGATAATATAATGACAGCATCTGCACTTGCTATTGATGCTGAATTAAAAAATGAAGGATATACACCAGAAGATCCAGATTTTTATAATCAAATTAATAAAAGAATTACAGCAGCATTTCCTCATAAATTTAAAACAGAAACTGTTGCTGAAGAACCAGTTCG